TTTCAAAAGAAGTTTGTAGTGAAACTGTTGATACAGCAGGAACAATTTGTGATGAAACAAAGAAAGCAAATGCTAACTTTGTTAAAGCTATAATGGATAGTATCTAATAGGATAATCAATGGCAGAATCAGTAGTAGTTGCCGACAATGTATCGTTGGTAGCCAATAATATACAAGAAAAAGTAGGCGGAACACTAATTGGGATGAAAAACTTATCCCAGGAGAGTGGAGGTGTTGTTAATGAACCTATTTTAGGTGTATTAGATGGCATTAGAACTCTACAAACAGCTGCTGTTGATAAATTAAGTGAAATGGTTGATGTAATGAAGGGACATTTTGGTTATATAGAAAGAGAAGACCAACAAGAAGATAGAGCAAAAACATCAGGCGATCCAGAGAAAAAAAATAAAGGTGATTTAGCAAAACTAGCTGATTGGTGGTCAAATTTAGATATGAAAGAAGATATGGCTGGTATGGGACTTATGCAAATGGCTGGTGGATTTGTAAAAATATTAGGTAAAGCTATTTTTAGTAGTGTGACTGGTATGATATTGATGTTAGTATGGACTATATTTGACGCATTTGCTGGTATGAAACAATGGGGTGGTCCTGCTGGATTTATAGGTGGATTACTAGGTGGATTATCTTCAGGAATGTCAGGTGCAATAATGCAAGGTAGTAAGTTTGCAATACTTGGTGGTACTATTGGTATGATGTTTGGTGGACCTTTTGGTGCAGTTATCGGTGCTGCTATCGGTGGTATGGCAGGTGCTCTTTTAGGATACATTGGTGGTGAAAACATAGCTAAATTTATTCAAAAGATAATTGATTTTCCTAAAATGATGTTTGAGAAAATAGTTGAAGTATTTTCCAATATGAAAGATTGGGTTGTTGATACAACAGTAGGCATAGCAGAAAAAGTATCAGATTTGGCTAAAATGATATTTACTCCAATCATTGATACATATAAAAAAATGTTTAATTTAATTAAAACAGCTTTAAATTGGATTATTGAACAAATTCCTGATTTTGGTTTTGATAAAATAAAAGAAATGAAAGAAAAGATGAAGTTTGATATGACACCATTGAGTACAGATAAAGAAGTAGGTAGTGAAGCATCCAGTTTAAGTAAATCAACTGCTGGTGCTCTTTCAGATACTCCAGGTTCAGGTGGAGAAGTTAGTTCAGATAAAGTTGCTGAAATTTTAAAAGATACTGATAAACTAATTGCAAATATGAGTACTGATAGACTTAAAGAAGATTCAGAATATTCAAGATTGGTATTAAGAGAAATTAATACTAGTATTGGAAATTTAGAAAAATTAGCAACATCAGGTAAAGTTAGTGAAGAGGATGCCAAAGCATTAATAGCAAAAACAAAAGAATTAAGAAATCAATTAGACGCCAATACTAAAGAGGCAAGTGAAAAAATTAAAATAGCACAAGACCAAGCTGATTTTGATAAAGCAGTATATACAACACCAGACCTTCAATTATCTGATGGAAGAGTTGCAAGTGATGATGTAAGAGATAAACTTTCAGAATTAGAAAACACAAAAGAACTACAATCGGCAAAAATAAAAGAATTAGAATTAAAAGTAGAATCAACATCCGAAAGAAAACTAAAAGGTTCATATTCTAAACAATTAAGTTTACAAAAGAAAGGTTTATCTGAAACTGAAGCTGATATGGATACAATTATAGCTTTTATTAAAGAGTATAAATTACAAATAGAACCAATCACTACAAATTTAGATGATTTAAAAGAAGATAAAAAGTCTACTATTAAAAAATTGAATTTAGAAGAAGATAAAGCAACATCATCAGGTATGTTTGTTGATAATAGTACAGGAGGAAGTGTCAATTCAAGCAAAACTGTTAATACTATTGCCGCTAAAACTATATATCCAATTGATCCTTCTCTTATGGCTAGTTTAAATGGGTATAAAACAGCGTGATAACAATATTAGAAAACGCAAAAAATAGATTAACAGAATTAAGAGAAAAACATAATAAGAACTATGTTAGACTATCTGTAAAAGGTGGTGGTTGTGCTGGTTTTGGTTATGATTGGACGTTTGAAGATTCACCAACTGATAAAGATTTAGTTGTTGATGATACGCTGTTAGTAGATAAAAGTTTTGAATTGTACTTACTAGGTATGCAATTAGATTATAAGAACGATATATTTGGTGCCAACTTTGTATTCAACAACCCAAAAGCTAAATCCTCTTGTGGATGTGGCACATCATTTTCTATTTAAATCCTAATTGTTTTTCAGTAATCAATTTAAATTCCATATTATTATTTAAACAGTATGCCTTGGCTGCTGACCATTTTGCTTTATTTTTGATATAGTTAAATGACTCACGCATATAAGATTTAGTCTTTAATTTAGGTTTTTTAGGTTTAACACATTGTCTTGATGGTTTAATTTCAATCATATACTTTTTATCTTTAATTGTCTTGATAACAAAGTCTGGAAAGTATCTATGAAATTTCTTGTCTAATGGATTATAGTATCTAACAGGTAACTCTTCACTTGCCCAAACTAGTACATCAGGATTAAGGTCGCAATAACGCATAAACCTACGCTCTAACAATGACCTATACACTATCATATTAGGGTTGCCTACGTATTTTCTAGGGTATGTTGGTCTGTATATTCCTTTGTAACTCTTCTTCATATTATTACCTATAAATCATATAAATATAATAGTATTTATAACAAGGATCAAAATGGGAAAAAGTCTAAAATTAAAGAACTACTGTAAGTCTGCCGTAAGAAATGTTAAGAGTTTTGTGGTTAATAAGGCAATGGGTGCTGCCGCTAATAGTTTATTCAGTAGCTTTACATCTGGTTTTAATAACACTACAGTTGGAGATGTAAGTGGTATTAATACAATGTTAAAGAAATCTCCATTTGAAAAAACTTTAAATGATAGTCAAACGAATACTAAAGATGATCCTTTAGGTTTTCAACACTTACAATATCCAACAGACTTAACTGGTATAGAATTAGGCAATTGGATATTATTCTTCACAATAGCAACCAATCTTGGTAAAAACCCAGCATATAATGCTGATTTACAATTTGCCAGAGATATGGGTATGAGTCCAGGTACTATTAAGCAAACAGAAGTACGCTCTGGAGGTGGAGTTGTTAAAACATATGAAGGAATGGATGAATTAAGGGATCATTATAAGAAAAGAAACATTACTATCCCTCGGATGAATAAAACTAATACTGTATTATCAGATGAAAAAAATTCTGATATAGTTAGTGGTGCAATTGCTTTATATATGCCTAGTGATATTAAAGTATCCTATGGTGCAAATTGGGGAGCTGAAGACACAAATATATCAGGTGATATTGCTGCCGCTTGGAAGAACGTAAAACAAGTACAGATTGCTGATTTAATGCAAGGTAAAGGACAAAAAGATTTATTAAAGAATTTAGTAGGTGGTGCCGCTGGTGCCATTGGTCAAGCAGGAGCCAGAGGAGTTTCTAACTTATCTGGTGGTTTAGGTATGGGTGATTGGTTAAAATTATTAGGTAAGGGTTGGGGTATGGCAATGAACAACCGTAAAGAAATGTTTTATGAAGGTCCTGAATTTAGAACTTTTAATTATAGTTTTGCATTCTGGCCGAGAAATGATGTTGAAACTGAAACTACACAAAAAATAATTAAGATGTTCAAATATCATATGCACCCTTGGAAAGATGATGAGTGGGGTGGACGTATATTCAGATATCCTTCAGAATTTGAAATACATTATTTAACTAATACTGGTATCAATGAGAAACTACATAAAATATCAAGATGTGCCTTAACAAAATGTGATGTAGGTTATACACCAGAAGGTGGTAATTTCAAAACGTTTGAAGACTATGCACCTGTTACATATACTATTAATTTAGAATTTAAAGAATTAGAATACTTAACGAAACAGAAAATGAAGGATGGATTCTAATGGCTAGATTTTTTGAACAGTTTCCGCTGATGGCATACGATATCAAGGCAGATTATAATTATAAATTAGTGCCTGATATATTTCGTAGAGTTAAAGCAAAAAATAAAATAAAAAATAATATAGCATTATTGGATGCGTATGATGTTGCAGATGGAGAAAGACCAGAACACGTAGCATATAAAATATATGGTGATACAGATTTCTTTTGGGTTGTGTGTATGATAAACAATATTGAAAATCCTTATTATGATTGGCCGTTATCAAATTTACAGTTTGAAAATTATATGAAAGACAAATATAATGAACCTGATGGAGTACATCATTGGGAAAGAACACAATCAAGTGGACCACAAATAGGTGATGGACCAGAAGATTATTCTTATAAGATAGAGTGCAATTCAACAGACGCAGGCGCAGGTGCCGTATCTAATTATGAATATGAAAGAAGAATACAAGACAAGAAAAGACAAATTAAAATACTTGAACCAAAGTACCTTGATATTTTTGTAAGAGAATTTAAACAACTGATTAAACAATGATATGGCTGATAATAAAGAACGCATAATAAAAGCAGGCGATTATAACCTAGATGTCGCTGAAATACTATCATATAAAATAGCAGGTGGTGTACCTGGAGAGGTTCAACCATTTAGAATTGATATACAAAATATCATTTTAAGTGTAGAACTTCAACAAAGTATTTTTAGCCGTACAATGATTGGTAAAATACAAGTACACGATACCAAAGATGTACGTACACTATTACCTATTGTTGGTTTAGAAAGATTAAATTTAAAATTTCATACGCCTGGGTTGACTGGTGTTAATGCAACTGCCAATGAAGGTCACCCATTTCACATATATAAAATAGAAAGTGTAACACCTGATAATACAGGTGCTTTAGGTAGTCAACTCTATGACATATTCTTTTGTTCAAGAGAATCCTATTTTAATAATATGCGTAAGGTGAGTAAGGCATATATGGGACAAGTTGAGGTTGGTGTTAATGATATATTCAGAAACAGAAAATACCTATCTAGTAAAAAGAATTTATACTTTGAACCTACAAGAAACCAAACCAAAATAGTTATACCTAATACAAGACCATTTGAAGCAATTGATATGTTGTGTAAAAAGGCAGTATCAGAAAAATATGAAAATGCAGGATACTTATTCTATGAAGATTTTAATGGATATCATTTCAGAAGTATTGAATCATTATTAGCCGTAGGTGGTGCAGTAGCAAGACCTGCCAAATGGAGTTATAATTTTGGAATGAAAGATGTTAGACATCCATCAGGTGGAAAAGAAATTATTAAAGATTTACACGGTGCAGAAAGTTGGAGTTTACATAATCCAATTGATACATTAGATAATATAGGCAATGGTGCATATGCAAATAGATTAATTGAACACGATATGTTTAATAAAACTATTGAAGAAACTGATTTTGATTATGCAAAAGAATTTGGTAAACATTTTCATACTGAACATAGTGATGGTGGTAAATCTTCGGTTAAGACACCATTACCTTATGCAAAATTTGATGATACACTTAAAACAATAAGTGATGAACCTGAAGCAAGGGTAATGTTTAAATCTAATACTAAAAATATACACGAACACGTTGATGAAAAAGGTGAAACTTATGTAGTAGAGAATGTGAGTGATAAACACACAACACAAAAGGCATTATCTCAAAGACAATTATTATCTACTGGTATATTGGAAATTGTGGCACCAGGCAATTCACTAATACAAGCAGGAGATATCATTACGTTTGATATGCCAATAATGGAACCACTAGGACATAATGTAAAAGCAAAAGCTAGTCCTTATTGGGCAGGACGATATTTGGTATATGATATGAAACATATTGTAGATAAAACAGAAGACAAATATACTGTACACATTAGAGCGGTTAAAGATAATGTTGACCACCCATATGTGTCCGAGGAGAGTGTGTGGTCTCACGTAACTCAAGGTGGACTACAAAGTATATATGAAGCAGACAACGAATTACTTGGAAGGATGAACCAACGTCCAAATCCTCACAGGTAATATGATAACGACTGAAAGAAACTCGGAGACTCGCAAATTTTTTGGGTTCGCTAACGCTAGACGTGTAAGATTACCATTACAGCAGGTCTCTTTAGAGAATATGACAGAACTATGACACAGCAGATAAGAACAAACTACGAACAACTTGAAGCATTGCCTATTGACAATGTGAGCGGAATAGTGTATAACGCAGATGAGCTGATGGAATCACAGCGTAGTCGCCAGGCATACTATATTAATGCGAAGCCATCTAAGCATCCGACGGTAACCAAAGTTGTTCAGAATTGGCTAAAAGGTATATTACTACCTTTACGCAATGGGTACGCAAGTGTGGTCGCTGGTACGCAAACTCGCCTGCGTAAAGATAATATTACACGCAGTCCTCACACGAACCTGCGTAAAGGTATTCTAAATAGTCTTGAAATGCGTAAGTCGTGTTCTTTAAAAGAAAAACAATATGGGAAAAAATTAAATGGCTGACACTAATTTTTTAGGGTTCAATAACTTTATCTGGTTCACAGGCGTTGTTGAAGATAGAACTGATCCATTCTTCTTGGGGAGAGTGCGAGTGCGTTGCGTGGGCATACATACGCAAGACAAACAAGTATTGCCAACAAAAGATTTACCTTGGTCGCAAGTCATACTGCCTGTTACATCGCCAGGCATTTCAGGTTTAGGTCACTCACCAAGTTTTCTTGTTGAAGGCAGTTGGGTGTTTGGATATTTTAGAGATGGCGCAAGTTGTCAAGAACCTTGCGTAATTGGTTCTTTACCTGGCGTCCCGAGTGAGTTAGGTGATGTTGAAAAAGGTTTTTATGATCCCATTAGTCGGCTAGATGAGAATGGCGAACCGACAGGCATTTCGGTTTACCCTAGAGAAAAATCTGAATCAGATGTGAATAGACTTGCACGAAATGACATTACGCATTTAGCATTACAGAATAGAATTGATACCGTTAAGACAGGCATTGCAACAGCAGATTTTAATGCCACTACGAATGCGAGTGGTGGTGAAATAACGGCAAGTGATGGTGATACTTGGGATCAACCTGCGCCAGCTTATGCGGCCGTTTATCCTTTCAATCACGTTTACGAATCCGAGAGTGGACATATCTATGAAGTGGACGATACTGTTGGCGCAGAACGTATTTATTTTGCCCATAGAAAAGGTACAGGTTATGAAATAGACAAAGAAGGCACCATCAACATCTATAACAAAAAAGAAAAATACGAATTAACATCAGGCAAATATTGTCACGCCATTGAAGGCGATAGTGACATTACGATAGATGGTCGCCATAAGATTTACATTAACAAGAAAGGCGAATCCAATAACAACTATGATATACAGATTGGCCCGAATGCAAACATCAACATACAAGTAGATAAAGGCAATATCAACTTGGTGACCGTTGATGGCGATATCAATATGAACGTAGGTGGCAATTACAATCTAAAAGTAAAAGGTGATTACACTAGTGATATATGGGGCAGTAAGAAAGAAACAATAGAAGGCAGTAAGACTTCAAACACCACTATGAGTGTATTTCATAGAGGCAGTACAATAGACCTCAACTAACGTTATATATATCATCCCAATAAATAACAAAACAGAAATCTGAAAAACGGCCTGTCAAAAAGGCTATTGTTAAAATTCTTATATAATTTAAACTATAAATGCAATAACAATCATTAGATATATCGTTATTTATTTTTTCCGCCAAAAAAACCGGCCAGCATAAATATTGAGTATAATGTCTATTACAAAACAATCATACACCGACTTAAAAGAGTATTGGGACTTTCAACGTAAGATAGAATACAATAAAGAACGCTTACGTGATATGACTAAAGAAATGACTGGTCGTGTTTATAATCAGTTTGGTATGATTGAAGAACAAGAGTTATTTGATTCGTTATGGTGTAAGTTACCACAAGAAGCATACGAAAATCCGCCTGCGACTTATATACCAGAAAATGAAACATACAGATTTGAATGGGAAGGTGAACCCAATAAACAGAAACAATTGCCTTTACATAAGAAAGGACGTCCTGTTGTTTTACGTGCAAGAAAGAAGATAGACGAGATATTACCTTTTATGGACGGTGACCATATTAATCATCCAGACGATAAATGATAAGTGTTTACATACTATTCATTGTGTTTATTGTTTTTGCAGTCATTGTTGGAAACTTGTAAATTATATATATCTGTGTAGTGTTCGCAAGAATGCTCCAAGTACCTGGTCTCCACGACTCGGCAAAAATCAGTATCTCTTTCCTTTTACATAACTCTTATTCCACAAATAGATATAATGACCTCTACGTGTATACTTAATTGTAAGAGGTTTCCATCTATCGTGTTGTCTTAACGTTTTAATGTAAGCAATACAATACTCTGGCTCCCAATCTACTATTCTTACTCTATATGGTGATTTACTGTATAATGCCTTTTGACAATAGACGATAAAGTCTACGTCAGCAAAGGTGTGACTATGATGGCTTGATTCTATGATGATTTTGTTTTTAGAAGGAATGTCCATCTAAAGTTATATTTATAAGAGTATACTGCTTGTTGCAGTAAATGTCAAGTCTAAAATTTTTGCGAATCAATCGTAGTTGTTAAGAGCGTGGCGTGGCGGTATAAATAGTATTATAGGAGATTATGATATGAGTAAAGACAATATGGAGACCTTTGCACAAAAAATAGCGCAACAGGAAGATAGTGGTATCTACGGTGCCACTTATGATTTTAATATGAGTCCCAAAGATTCCTTTTTAGATGATATCGCAAACAATACACCCAATTCGGGTATGTTTGATTCAGTCAAGAAAAAATCAAAGAAACTAAAACATCAAGTTATTAACTTAAATAACTATGAACGATATTGGGACAATTCAACACCCACAGGACACCAGATAAGAATAATAAGTCAAGATGATTCAACATTAACTTTAAATTTGAATTGGCCAAAAGGTTACAATCCACGAATACACGATATAGACGAAAGGACACAATATGGCGGAATTAAAAGCAAATCACAAAGACTTAAAAAGAAAAGTAAAACTACAAGAAGAGGTAAGAAATAACGATAGAAGTTTTACATCATTTAGAGAGTTAAAAGACTTGAAGAAAATGAAGTTATTATTAAAAGATAAATTATTGAAAAGTAAAGATAATGGAACATCAAGAGTTAAAGAACGCAGTTGATATTACACAAAGAGCACAACGTAATTATGATTTATCTAAATCAATACCACAAGCAGATTTAGATACACTCATTTATACGGCACTCAATTCGCCTTCTAAACAAAATGAAACACATTTTAAATTAAAGGTTTATACAGACCCTAATTTAATACATAACATTTACGATTGTACTAAACGATTTGGTTTAATTGGAGATAATTTTGATAAGATGTATAAAGATACAGATAAAGGCGTGATAGGCAATAACAAATATGAAGTTAAAAATTCGCAAGTGCTTGCTAATGTCGTTTTTGTTTATTGTGATGAAGACCAACAAGATGAAGATAATTTAAGAGGTAGCGAACAAATAATAGCCAATAGAGGCAATGCAAGTGAAGAAACAACAAACTTTTTTACTAGATTAAAAAATTTTTCAATTGGCATATCTTCTGGTCAATTAAGTTTAGTAGCAGCACTATTAGGTTATAAAACTGGCTTTTGTTCTGGCTATTCTACTTCACAATTAAAGGCAGTTATAAAAGATGAACCAAGGTTACTAGTGGGTATTGGTTATGAAAATAGTAATATGGATAGAAGATTACACGGTACACTTTTTAATAAAGATATACCAAAACAATATAGAACTGGTGAAGATAATGAACGTTGGAAGTTTCCTAGTTTTGATAAAAAAATAAAGATTGATATAAATAATGAAAGACGCAACTAAACGATTCTTAAAGTATAGACCTAACGCACAATACATAGAAAAGGTTGAACATAGACCGAATACAGATTACAAACAAAGAGAATGTATTTCTATGACGATTATGGAAGCAAAAAACTTTGGAAGTGAATTTATATCAGGTTGGTTGATTGATGAATATAGAGCAGACATAAACGCAACACCTATTATTCATCATTGTTGGAATATAGAAAAAAACGGCACCCATTACGATACGATACCTGTCATAGAAAAAAAGTATGATTACGTTTCGGATCCAGATGTCAATAAACCTTATAAGTATAAGACTAGATTTTATTGGTCACCTGTGATATACTTAAATAATGAATTAAAAATAATTATACCAAATGGCAAACAAGCAACGATTACAGAAGAAGAACACAAAAGATTTATTAATGCACATCAATAAAAACTTAAATAAAGAATATCCTAAATTCTTAAAAGCAATTCCCAAATTAAGTAATAAGGATATTATAAAACATAAAGTAATGAAACTATTAGAGGAGTTAAGAATATGTATGATGAAATGAACGGACTACAAGTACTATGGTTTTTATTAACAAACTGGGAAGAAGGAAAGGGATTATATTTTATAATGGCGTTTGCTATGATTGCAATATGTTTTTCTATATGGTCAGATAAACATTTTGATAATGATTACAAACCAAAACCAGACGAATATAATTATTGGTTATAATGAGTATAGATGTATTAAAAGGTGGCAATTTAAATTTCGGTCCTTATGTTGCACACTATAAAATTCACGAAGAATTTTTAGAAGGACTTTTAGTAAGAGGTGAAAAATGTAGACCTGGTTCAGGCAATAGTAACTTGGCTGGTATAATGGAAGACCAAAGAGGTTATACGCAAGAAGATAAGAAATGGTTTATAGAACAGTTCCAACCTTACATAGATAATTACGTTGAAGATTCAGCACGATATAGTGGTCAAGACATTGATTATAAAAGTGGAAGAATATCAAACAAATTTACTCTTATAGATTTATGGATTAATTTTATGAAAGAGAACGAACAAAATCCAGAACACTCACACGGTGGTATGTTATCTTGGGTTATCTTTTTAAAAGTTCCTGATTTAGAAGAAGAACGAAGAAATTATAAAGGTAAGAGTTATGGACCAGGTGGAGTTACGTTTCATTATGGTGAACATCAAAATCCAACTTGGGCACAACACTCATATGGTTATTTACCTGTAGTTGCTGGGATGTGGATATTTCCTGCACAATTAAGACACCAAGTAATGTCTTATAAAACACCAGGCGAAAGAATAAGTGTGTCAGGTAATTTATATTTTAATCCTCCTAATGATACATCAAAGACAGTTGAAGAATCAAACTTACAAAGACAAAATATGGACTTTGCAAGAAAAGTAGCGTCTGAAATAAAGTAATGAGAAAGATATCTTGTTCGGCAAGAAAACAATGGGATGTTCATATCAAAGCATTTTTAGATAAACACATACAACACGCAGAAGAATATTCTAATTTTACTTTTGGTTATGAAGATATAGATTCTGTATTTGGACAAACTGAATACAATTGTCCTTTATATGGTGGGCGACCTGCTAAAATGCCAGAAATGTTTGAAAAGGATATTAAATGGATTTATGATAAAGGTATCGGTCTTAAACTTACTTTACAGAATAAATTTATAACAGATGAGAAGTATAAAGAAAGTAAAACATTTTTAAAAGAATATCATAGAAAAGGAAATGCAGTTATTACAGCAACTGATAAGTTAGCTGAATATATTAGAAATGATTTTCCTGATTATAAAATAGAAGCAAGTTGCATACAAGATATTACAGATAATGAACATTATGAAAAAGTTGTTGCAAAGAATTTATATGATACAATTGTTTTACCTATTCATAGTAATGATGATTTAAAGTTTATAGAAAGTATTAAAAGAAAAGATTTATTAAGATTGTTTATGAACATAGAGTGTTCTTATAATTGTCCTAGTAAAGTTTGTTATGGTACAACTTCTAAAATAAATAGAGAAGAGAGAAAAGGAATGATATGTAGTTTAATTCATTTAGGTATGGAACGTACTTTTTATAATGATGATATAACTTGGAGCCAATTTTATTTTGATTTACCTAAATATGAACAAATGGGTGTACAGAAATTTAAATTAGTTGCACCTCACGAAGAACAACAACGAACAGCATTAATGTATAAAAGAAACCATCAAATGTTAGCAAATTCAGCAAAATGATAAAAGAATATTTAAAAGTAATTGGATTAGGATTAGTTTGGTTCTTTATGAATTGGAAAACTTTAGTGTTCTATGTATTGTGGGCAGGTGTTACACTAGTTGCTTTATTTGAAGGTGGATTATTAAGTGCTTTATTTGTCTTTGTTGCTTTATGGGGAGTATATAAACTTGGGAAATTATTTTAATGAGATTAATACAACCGATATTTGCCAGTTATTCTACAAGAGATACTGGACTAGGTGAAGACAATAAAATCTTTAATGCGTGGAAAGAAATTAATGAACGTGTTAAGAAAGATATTGATTTAGGCGTAAAAGAATTTCTTTTATTCTATATACCAGAATTTAAGTTAGGTGAAAAATCTAGTAGTCATAGAGGTGATGAACATATAGACGCTCATAAGTTTGACCAAGTATGTGTAACTGCCGCTAGTCTTTCAAAAGATATACAACCACATTGTAGATTAATTGTAGATGTTTGTTTATGTTCATACACGCAAGATGGACATTGTTGTATTATGGGCGACCAAGAAAGAACAGACAAACTATTATTAGATAATGCAAAATCAATTTACACAGCGTCAGGTGCTACAATAGCACCAAGTGATTGTCAAGACAATACAGTTAAGAATATTAAATCATTGAAAGATGGTAATATAGAAGTTATGAGTTATAGTACAAAATTTCGTTCAACATTTTATAGAGGTTGGCGTAATGCAATGAAAATATCAAAAGGTATTCATAGACCTTATCAATTAGATATCCACGATAGACATAAGGCGATTGCAAGGTCTATAAAGTATTCAGATGATGGCGCAGATGAATTAATGGTAAAACCTGGTATAACAAGTTTAGACTTAATTGAACCAATAAAAAATATTACAAAGAAACCTGTAGGTGTATATCAAACATCTGGAGAATGGTTAGGTATAGGGGCACCTGGTAGTTTAGAAGAAACATATCACGTATTTAAAAGAGCAGGTGCAGATTATATGATAACTTACGGAGCAAGACGTTTAGTAAGACATCATAGACAGTAATACTCATAAATAGTATTGTTATGAGTAAACACTATCAATTGATAGAAGACCTAGAGATAAATTTAGAGGAGTTAATAGCGTGTTATGAACAGTTTAGAGAATCAAAAGGTTTTTCTACAGACAATCCTGATAATATAGATTTCAATGCTATATGTATCAACCGTAAACCTGGAGACCCCAAATCAATCTCTGGTGGTAATATCCGTGGAATCTATTGGACCTATCCTGACAATACAGGTACCGAGGAACAAAGACTTGAAGAAGTCAAAGAAGAAGAATACACCCAAATTTGTCCAGAATTTAAAGGCACGTATATTGAGACTCTTTACGATTATTTAACATTAAGATTTAAGTTAGGTCGTGTTCGTTTTCTAATGAAACCACCTAGAAGTTGTTTATCTTGGCACCGTGATCCAGAAAAGAGATTACATATCCCAATGATAACAAATGGTGGTAGTAGAATGGTTATTGAAGATGATAGTTTTCATATGCCAGCTAATGGAAATGGTTATATTACTGATAATACGAAATATCACAACTTTTTTAATGGTGGTGAAACTTCAAGAGTCCACCTAGTTGCGACTTTAATACCTCCTAAAGAAGTAAATAATGGTGGATTGTTTAAACTAGGTAATTAGTCTTGTTCAGAATACAACGTTTGCGAGTATAGAGCTAAAATAAACATAGCAATTCCTAACAATGACAAAGTACCACATAAAAACCAATTATCGTTCATAGGAATTCCTTTATAACCGCCGTCAATTGCGCCGACAGCGCCGATTAGACAGAAAGTTCCTCCTATTGATAAAATAATTGTTAAATATTCAAGTATTTTTTTCATAATGTTCTCCTTTTCAACTTATACGTTAAATATACACTAAAAATTTAGGAAAGTCAAGGGAAAAATTCAAAAAAAATGAGAAAAATCAAGGTTTTACTAATATTTTGTTCGCTTTTTGTTCTCGTTTCTTGTGGAAACGTACATAATTGCAGATTTTCTTACGATATGGATAAATTTCCGAGTCGTGAAGCGCTTTACACTTGTAATTTTTAGTATAAATAATATATTATGACGTATTGCAATAATTGTGGTAGGGAATCTCATTGTGGAGAACCCAAATTTGAAATGATGGAAGCTAGAAACATAGAAATCTGTAAATATTGTAGATGTGATGATAAAAAATGTAAAGTGAAAAGGAATAAACAGAATGTCAAAAGAAAAAAAGTTTAAGTTTACAGATAACAAAGAAATAAACGAAGAAGTAACTGCTACAAGTTGGAAAAAGGCAGTTAAATCTTTTCAAAATAAAGTTAAAACGCCATTAATCTATATTGAGTGGATAAGTAAGAAAGGTCAAGAGATGACCAAGTGGCAAAAACTACCTATTGGTAGAAGAGATAAGATTGGAAGATAATAATGTCAAATATAGATACGTTAGTTGAACAATTAGGCAAATTAACAGTTGTTGAAGCAGGTGAGTTAGCAAAAAAGTTAGAGAAAACTTGGGGTTTAGATTTAAACGCATTAACAAATACACCAGCGGCAGTAGTAGAAGAAAAAGAAGACTCTTTATTCAAAATAGTCTTAACAGGATTTGACGCAGGTAAGAAAATAGGTGTTATTAAGGCAGTTAGAGCATTTAAAGATATGGGATTACTTGAAGCAAAGACTTTTGTTGAAGAATGTCCTTCTATAATCGCAGAAGACCAACAAAAAGAAGAAGCAAATAAGATAAAGGCAGACATTGAGTCTGCTGGAGGAAAAATAGAGGTAAAATGATAGAACCAATAGACACAAAAAAAGTAAAAGAATGGTTTACTAAAAGTTCAGTACCTAATTGGGTATTGATAGTTATAGTAGCTATTTGGATCTTGGCGTAATGCCAGGTATCAGTAGAAAAGCTGACCAATTATCAACAGGACATATTTGTGCTGGAGTAACTATATTAGATACTCCAACACAATCTACTGTCCGAGCAAATAATATACTAATAGCAAGAAAAACAGATAAAACTGTTTCTCATCCTTTTCCACCGTCACCACCTTGCGCTCCTCACGTGGCAAAAGTTAATGTTGGTAGTTCTACTGTTAGAGTTGTAGGATTACCTGTATCACGAATTGGTGATAGTACAGACGCAGGACAATTAATTAAAGGTTCTACTACAGTAAGAGCGGGATAACTGTATAAATATTACAGTTATGGCACAAAACAACCAAGCATTTTTAAACGATTATACAAAACACGTTAAAAGTTCTAGTACTAGGCAATCTAGGAAGTTTAAAGATATAGATTTAGACTTTGGAAGACATCCAGTTACTAATGACGTTAATGTGGTTGAAGACGCTATAGCAATAAAAAGGTCTGTAAGAAATCTAGTATTAACAAATTTTTATGAAAGACCATTTCATCCAGAATTAGGATGTGGTATAAGAGGGTTACTTTTTGAAAATTTTAACCCAGTTAATAGTATGTTTTTAAAAAGAAAAATAGAAGAGTGTTTAGTTAATAATGAACCTAGAATTGTGTTAACTGGTATTATAATAAATGGAGAAAATTTATCTGGTTCGGTTTTAGATGTGAGAAACCAAAATGCAGATGATAATAGATTAGAAGTAGAAATACATTTTAATATTATAGGTGTTCCACACCCACATTCAGTTTCAATAAATTTACAAAGGTTAAGATAAAATGGCACAACATAAATTAGAAGTATCTGAATTAGATTTTGACGCAATCAAAGTAAATTTAAAAACTTTTTTACAAAGTCAAACACAATTTCAAGATTATGATTTTGAGGGTGCTGGTTTATCTATTTTATTAGATGTACTATCTTACAATACTCACTACTTGTCATACATTGCAAATATGTCAACTAATGAAATGTATTTGGATAGTGCTGATATTAGAAAAAATATTGTTTCATTAGCAAAGATGTTAGGATATACTCCTACATCTCCTAGAGCACCAAGAGCACAAATTGATATTGTTGTTAATAACGCAACAGGTTCCTCGGTTACAATGCAGAAGGGAACAATTTTTACAACTACAGTTGATACAGTTGATTATCAATATGTAACTAATGCAGATACAACAATTACACCAGTAAATGGAGTTTATACATTTAATGATGTAACTCTTTATGAAGGAACATTGGTTACATTTAAATATACAGTTGATGTAAATGATACTGACCAGAAATTTGTTATACCTAGTTCTATGGCAGATACTTCAACTTTAAAAGTTACCGTTCAAAATAGTAATACAGATACAACGCAAGGTGTGTATGCTTTAGCGGGTGGTTATAATAATGTTGCAAGTGATTCAAAAGTTTATTTTATACAAGAAGGTTCAGATAATAAGTATGAGATTTATTTTGGTGATGGTGTTGTAGGTAAAAAATTATCAGATGGTAATATTATTATATTAGAATATGTTGTAACTAATACAGTAAATTCAAATGGTGCTTCAAAATTTTCATTATCAGGAAACATTGGTGGATTTAATAACGTAACTATAACAACTGATTCAAATTCTCAAGGTGGTGCAATTGCAGAAACAAATCAATCAATAAAATTTAATGCACCTTTACAATATGCCGCTCAAGATAGAGCAGTTACAGCAACTGATTATGAAACTTTAGTTAAATCAATTTATCCAAATGCATTATCAGTAAGTGCGTGGGGTGGTGAAGATGATGAAACTCCACAATACGGTGTTGTAAATATTTCAATTAAAGCAAAATCAGGAACAGTATTATCAGATACATCAAAAGCAGATATTGTAACTCAATTAAAACCATTTAACGTTGCTTCAGTAAGACCAGTTATAAAAGATCCAGAAACAACTTCTGTATTAATTACTTCAAATGTTAAGTATGACGCAAAGGCAACAGCAAAAACTGCTGATACTATAAAAGCAGATGTTATTGATTCATTAACAACTTATAATGCTTCTACTTTACAAAAGTTTGACGCAGTATTCAGATATTCAAAAGTTACAGGTTTGATTGATAGTGCTGATACAAGTATTTTATCAAACATTACAACTGTTAAAATTAGAAAAGATTTCCAACCATTAATTAGTACATCAGCAAAATATAGTATCTATTTTAGAAATGCATTATATAATCCACACTCTGGACATATGGCAAGTTCAGGTGGAATATTAACTTCATCAGGATTTAAAGTTGATGGTAATGATAACGAATGCTTTTTTGATGATGACGGCGCAGGTAATGTAAGATTATATTATCAGGCAAGTGGAGTAAAATCTTATTTAAATTCAACACAAGGTACTATTGATTATTCAACAGGTGCATTAACACTTAATTCAATGAACATTGCTAGTATATCAAATATTGATGGTGCAGTTTCAACAGTAATAAGATTAACTGTAGTACCAAGTTCTAATGATGTTGTTCCAGTTAGAGACCAAATTGTTGAAATGGATATTGCAAATTCAAAAATAACAGTTACAGCTGATAGTTTTGTAGGAGGAAGTGCTGAGGCAGGTGTCGGATACACAACTACTTCCAGCTACTAATGACTAATGGCAAAGTTTACTGATAAAATCTCAACAATACTTTCGGGTCAACTACCTGAATTCGTAGTTAGCGAACACCCAAAGTTTGCTGAATTTCTTAAAGTCTATTATCAATTACTAGAGTCCGCTGAGTTATCAGTAACTTCTGTTAAATCTACAGAAGGTATTTTATTAGAATCAGAAACAGACCAAGCAAATAATTTAGTTTTAAATTCAAGTGCTGTAGGTAGTTCAAGAACATTACTTGACGCAGGTGATAAAATTATTTTTGAAATTTATTCTGGTTCTGAATATGGAAAATTTACTAGAGGTGAAACAATTACAGGACAATCTTCTGGTTCAACTTCTGTTGTATTAACAGAAGATTTAGATAATGGACGTTTATTCATAAGTGCTAACAGTAAATTTATAGATGGTGAAATAGTTGTAGGTGGTAGTTCAAATGCATATGCAATAATAAATAATTATAGACCTAATCCAGTAAATAATATTGCCGACCTAGTTAACTTTAGAGATCCAGATAATGTAATTAGTAATTTCTTATCAAATTTTAGAGATGAATTTCTTGCAACATTACCAGATAAGTTAGCAAACAAAGTTGATAAAAGAAATCTTATAAAAAATGTTAAATCACTTTATCGTTCAAAAGGTACGAATAGAGGACACGAAATATTTTTTAGAGTATTATTTAATGAAGAATCACAAACGTTTTATCCTAGAGAACAATTATTAAGAGTATCAGATGGTAAGTATGATACATTAAAAGTATTAAGAGCAATTAGTGATATTGGCGATACAGCAGAATTAGTTGGAAGAACAATTACTGGTGCAGACAGTTTATCATATGCAATTATTGAAAATGTTAATAAGTATCAAATTGGTGCGGATACAGTTACAGAATTTATTTTAAATAATGATTCTATTCAAGGTACATTTCAAATTGGTGAACAAATACAAGGTACTGCTTCAGATGAAGACGATTGGTATATTAAAGCAACTGTAACAGGAATACCAGGAACAAAAATACTTACAAATGATGGAACATTAAATGAAACTACTGATACAGTTAAAGTTATCGCAGGTGGAGTTGGAGCTATATTTAATATTGAAGAAATTGGTTCAGGTGGGTTAACAGATATAGTAATTACTAACAAAGGCGCAAATTATTCAGTTGGAGATAAATTAGTATTTGATAATAGTGGAACAGGTGGTAGGGATGCCGCTGGATTTGTAAGAGTTATTAATGGTGGTATTGCAGGTGAAGATTCTGACCAAATAGTTTTAGAAGATGGTACTAATGCAGGTGACCAATATTTTGGTAATAGTATTATGCAAGAAAAAGATACAGGTAATGGAACAATTGAAAAAATATTTTTAACTTATGGTGGTACAGGATATACTTCTTTACCTACTGTAACTATAACATCACCAGGTGGTTCAACTGGAACTGTAAATGCGTGGGGTGATGAGATTGGAAGAATTACAGCATTAAAAACAGTTGAGTTAGGAAAAAAATATCAAGACGCTCCAACTCCTCCAATATTGGCATTTTATAATAGTGCTGTATTATCAGGTGCAATAGGAAACTTTACAGTAGGATCATCTTGTACAACACCTAGTGGACAAGGAACAATTGTTTCATTTAATTCTAATACAAACATATTAAGAATAAAAGATATTACAGGAACATTTACAGAAGGTCAAGTATTATCAGCAGATTCAGGTGGTTCAGGAACTATTGCAAAAAATGATCCTGCAACAGCAACAGTTAATGTAGTTTCAGTTGCAGATACAGATGGAAAATTTATTAATGAAGATGGTAAACTTTCTGAAATAACAATGAAAGTACAAGATAGTAAATACTATCAAGATTTTTCTTATGTATTGAGAGTTGCTAGTTCTATTGCAGTATGGCGGGATGCATTTAAAAAGACAATGCATACAGCAGGATTTTATTTTACAGGTCAAGTAGATATTATTAACACACTAGACGCCAGAGGAAGATTACCATTAGTTGGTGCTGTTTCTGGTAGAACAGAAGTTGAAATACCATTAATTGCAATTCTTAATACTTTATTCTCGGTTATATTTGGTAGAAGATTAGGAACAATAGATGATGGAACATCTTTAAGAGCAAATGCTCTTGAATCAGGTTCAATTGATTTAGACCATAATACAATTGAACATTTTGCTGCTAATCAAAGAGATATAACTTTAAATAGAGCTGGAATAGATTATGATTATTTAAGTAGAAAACGGTCAACAATAGGTGGTCAAAGTGTTAGAACTGGTCACGCATATGGTGGACCTCGTTGGGGAACACTTAACAAATACGCAACTACTGTATTTGCAAATGATCCAGGATATACATTTAGAGCATTCAATGAATTAAAAGTATTTGGAACAAGGACTAGTTTAGATGGACAAAGTGGAATATTCTTAATGTCTTCAGACGCTAATGGAAAAAACGTTAAGATGATGACTGCTTTTCCTTCAGTAATTACATTTAACCAAAATGACTTCAGTAATACAGTTGTAAGGTGGGATGATGAAGGACCACTTTTTGATGATACAACACCGTAAAAGATTATAAATAGTAAAGTAATTTAAAGGAAGAAATGGCTAAACAATCAATATTTTTAGGAACAGTATCCAATGATGGAACAGGTACTAACCTGCGTGGTGGTGGTAGTATCATAAATCAAAATTTTGACGAAATCTATACAGCGATAGGTGATGGTAGTAATCTAACAGGTTATATTACTATTGAAGATACTAGTTCTACTGTAGATACAGTAAATCTTGGTGAAAAATTACAGTTCATTGGTTCTAATGGTATTATAACAACCGTTGGTAATAATGAAGTTCAAATAGCAATAGACGGTACAGTTCTTACAGAAACATCAGCAGATACATTAACAAATAAATCAATTGATTTAGCAACTAATACTATTACAGGAACAACAGCAAATTTTAATACTGCTTTATCAGATGATGATTTTGCGACAATTGCTGGTACAGAAACTCTTACAAATAAAACTTTAACAAGTCCAGTTATTAACACACCAACAGGTGATGTTGCAACTAAAGACGGTACACAAACTCTTACAAATAAAACTTTAACAAGTCCAGTTATTAACACACCAACAGGTGATGTTGCAACTAAAGACGGTACACAAACTTTAACAAATAAAACAATAGATACTGGATCAAATTCAATTACAGGTTCTTTATTCACTATCGCTGATGATACATCAACAACGTCTTCCATAGTACAAGGAGATACTTTAAAATTATCTGGTGGTACTGGTATAACAACAACTACAACTGGTGATACAGTTACAGTAGCCGCTTCAGGACTTACAAATGCTTCATTAAGTGGTAGTGCAGGAATTACAAATGCTAATTTAGCAAATGATTCAGTTACTATCGGTTATACAGCAATTGAATTAGGAACAAGTGCAACAACAGTAAATGGATTATCAATAACTGGTTCATCTTATATAACAATTAATGGACAAGGATCAGCAATAAGATTTAATTATCCAAACTTTGCTAGTTTTCCAGCAGCAGCAACTTATTCAGGTTCGCCTGCTTTAGATGAAGCATTACTTAAACCTTATATCGCAACAGCGTCAGGTTGGGTAAATTTATTAACAGAAAATGATGGTGTTGATAGACACTCAAATGTTAATATAACAGGAATTACTAACGGTCAAGGAATGGTTTGGAATTCTTCAACAACAAGATTTGAACCTGGTTCAGTTGGTGGTTCTGGTGCATTTACAGCGGGTTCTGCTTTAGACCAATTAAATGAAAGAATTTCAGACGTACAATATCTTTCTTACCGTTCTTCTCATAATACTATTATTGAAACGCTTCCAGTAACCGTAGCAACTAAAACAACAGCGCATTATTATTATGGTACTGGACATTCATCAGGATTTTTAATAGATGGAGATGAATCTCCACTATTACAATTAGCACCAGGTAAATGGAAATTTGACCAATCAGATTCAACAAACGTTGGTCATCAAATGAAAATTTATAGAGATTCAAATAAAACAATTGAATATACAACTAATGTTACCGTTAACGGTACAGCAGGAAATGCTGGTGCATATTTACAAATAGAAATTACAGAAGATACACCTTCTTTACTTTATTATCAATGTGAACCACACGGAGGTATGGGTCACGCTATTGAAGTTCAAGGTGGAAGAAGAAATGTAATTACAAATAAATCACTTGTTGCAGATGGTTCAACAACAGGATTTACAATTCTTTCTGGAAGAATAGTAGATGATATTTTAGTTTTTGTAAATGGTATTTGTTTAGTGCCAACAGACGATTATACAATTTCAGGAACAACATTAACTTTTATAACTGCTCCTAATAGTGGTGCAGAAATAGTAATAAGATATTTAGGATAAACAAATGGGAACTAAAACTAGAAGTATAGCAAATAATTTAACGACAACTCTTGGTGGTGAAACAAATTTACAACCAGTTAAGTCGGATATAAGTGCTTTGGCTTTAAGAGAAGCAACTAACGAATCAAGTGCCGCTTTTAATTTGCCAAATCAACATATTGATACCTTCGCAACAGATACTTTAGGAACTAAAACACAGGTTGCTCTTACATCTGGTTATATAAACACAATTACTCCTGCAACAGATATATTCACTTCGGATGCTGATACAATGTTATTATTGTCATCTTTCAATATGACAGATGGTTCTACAACTTTTACAGATAAAAGTTCTAATCCTCATAGTGCGACAGTAGGTGGAAACACACGTTGGAATAATACACAAAAATTAACTGGCACAAATACATCAATTTATTTTGACGGTGCTGGAGATACAATGACTTTTACTCATAGTTCTTTTCAAGCTATGGAAACAAATGGAGATTATACTGTTGAATTTTGGATGTGGAAAGAAGCTGGGGTTGATTTTTCAAGTGATAGTATTTTTGATATTGGACAAATACAACAATGGGAATTTGAAAATAGTACTGAAAAATTAGAAGTGTTTAATACTGAAGGTGGTGCAAACTTAAAAGAAGCAACTGCTTGTAGTGAGGGTGCTTGGCACCACGTAGCTTATACAAGACAAAGTGGAGTATTTCGTTTTTATATAGATGGAGTTCAAGTAGATAGTGGTACTCCAGGTTCTCCTGGTGCTGGTGCATATTCAGATGGAGTTGTTAGAATTGGTCATCATAGAAGTGACCCTAATAGATATTTTAAAGGTTGGATGGATGGCATAAGAATTTCAAGTAATAATCGTTATGCTGATGGAACAAGTTTTGCAGGTTCTCTTCCAAACTTTGGTGTCCCTGCTTCAAATACAACAGGAACAGCAATTCAAGCTGCTAATGTAGTTGGTTCAGCAAAAACTAAAGTTGGTGGAACATTATTATATAAGGATGCTTTTGGAACTAATACTATGGGAACTGATTTAAAGGTTTATATGACTTGTAATGGAGGATCAAATTGGACAGAAGCGTCTAGTTATAATGCTATAACACCAGTTTATTCAACAGGTATTAAACAAATCCGTTTAGGTGAAACCACTTGTACGAGTGGAACAGATGTCCGTTATAAAATAGAGTGGGATAACCAATCAAGTTCTACAAAAGAATGTCAAGTCCACGGAATAGGAATTAATTACTAATTAGAAAACTTGTATAAATATAGATAAAGGAAATAAGAATGCCAGCAATTATAACAAATAAATTCAGAATACACAACTCGGAACAATTCCAAGAAGCGTTTTCTGAAGCTTCAGGTAATACTTTCTATTTAGGAATAGGAAGACCTCAAGGATTTACTACTTCAACAAGAGGAGATGGTAGAACAAATAATGAGGGTACAGACGCATTGCCTGTGATTCCTGCAGACAATGAAAACACACAAAATTATATATTTGATAGTATGCTCGCTTGTAAAAAAATTGCAACTACAAATGCTGGTTTTGTAGTTCCTAGAAGAAATTGGGTAACTAGTACAGTTTATGATTATTACAGACACGACTACGGAGAATATATTACTAATGGAACAACAGTACAAACTTCAACAAGTGGTGCTGCTACTTTATATGACGCAACTTTTTATGTTTTAACAACTCAAAGAAACGTATATAAATGTTTAGATAATAATGGTGGTGCAGTTTCAACTGTAGAACCTACAGGAACATCAACAACAATATTAACAACTGCTGACGGATACAAGTGGAAATATATGTACACTTTAACTGCTGCTCAACAAGCTGATTTCTTATCAGTAGATTTTATGGCAGTTTCTACAAACTTAACAATTAGTTCAGCCGCTGTAGATGGTGCAGTTAACATAGTTAAAATTAAAACAGCAGGTTCAGCTGGTTCAGACGGAACACATACAGGTATACCAATACGAGGAGATGGATCAAGTGGTGTATGTTCAGTAACTATAACTTCAGGTGCAGTTTCGGCAGTAACCGTAACTACTCCAGGAACAGGATACACATATGGATATATTAAACTTGCAGATATAAATTCTGCTGGTGGTGGCGCATTAATTACTACAGAATTAGATGTAATAATTGAACCAAAAGGTGGACACGGATACAACGCAGTACAAGAGTTAGGTGGTTTCTTTGTTATGTTAAATACAAGTTTAGAAGGAACTGAATCAGCAAATTCAGGTGACGTAACAGTTGCAAACGATTTTAGACAAGTAAGTTTGATAAGAGACCCGAAAGCTAGTGGAGTTGCCGCTACGGCTACTACAATGAGAGCAACTACAGCAGCTGTTGGATCAGGAAGTACAGGAACATTTACAGTTGACGAAAAAATTTCACAAGCAGGCACAGGTGCAGTTGGTAAAGTTGTAGAATGGGATCCATCAAATAAAATATTATATTATATTCAAACAAGACACAATGATGAGGGAGTAGATAGCAACGGTAATCAAACAGCGTTTAGTGGCACAAATATTATTACAGGTGCAGATACATCAGCGACTTTAACACCTGCAACAACAACAGGTACAGTTAATAACCAAGTATTTGTAAGTGGATATTCTAGTTCAGAAATTGACCACGGTTCTGGTGAAATAGTCTATGTAGAAAATAGAGCACCAATCACTAGAGCTGCTGACCAAACCGAGAATATCAAACTGATTATAGAATTTTAGGAGAGATAAATGCCAAGTCCAACAGATTTTAATTTATCGCCCTATTATGATGACTTTAACGAAAGTAAAAAGTTTCATAGAGTTCTTTTTAGACCAGCATTTGCTGTACAGGCGAGAGAATTAACACAATCACAAACCCAAATACAAAATCAAGTAGAGAGGGTATCAGACCATCTATTTGAAAAAGGTGCTATGGTTATACCTGGTGAAATTGGGTATGACTTAAATTACCATTCAGTAAAACTTTCCGCAAAATCAAACTCAACATTAGCAGATTATAATGGAGTAGAATTAACAGGTGCAACTTCAGGCGTTATTGCAAAAGTTGTAGGTGTAGCTGTTGCAGATGGTACAGACGCAGATACATTATTTGTAAAATATATAAAAACTGGAACAGATAATACTGCTACACAATTCGCAGTTTCAGAAACTTTAGATTGTACAATTAATGAATTAGCTGCTACGGCAACTGTTGCTTCAGTTCATACAGGTTGCGCTGCTGAAGTTCAAAAAGGTGTTTATTACATTAATGGATATCACGTTGAAGTTTCACAACAAACAGTAATACTTGACAAATATACAAACAAACCTTCATATAGAATTGGTTTATTAGTTACAGAATCATTTACAACACCAAATGAAGACGCAAGTTTAAATGATAATGCTCAAGGAACATCAAATCAAAATGCTCCAGGTGCTCATAGATTTAAAATTCTTTTAACATTAACTAAATTATCTTTAGCTTCAACAGCAGACGCAAACTTTGTAGAGTTGTTGAGATTAAAAAATGGTATAATTCAAAATCAAGTTAGAACAACAGAATACGCTGTAATAGAAGATACTTTTGCTCGTAGAACGTTTGATGAATCTGGTGATTATGCATTAAGAGATTTTGATTTAGATTTAAGAGAACATTTACTATCAGGAAATAATAGAGGTATTTACTCTTCAGGTGATGGTGGGGACGCAAATAAAATTGCCGCTGGTATGGGACCAGGTAAAGCATATGTACGAGGTTATGAAATAGAAACTATTGGTACATCTTTTATTGATATTGAAAAGACAAGAGAATTTGATACAGAAAATAATTTTAAAACAAGATTTAATTTAGGTAATTACTTTAATGTAACTAACGTTTATGGTTCGCCAGATGTTGGTTTCGTTTCAGGTGATTCAGAATCATTTAAAAATTTAACCTTATATGATACAGCGACTGCTGTTAGAGGTACTCCTAATGTTGGTGCTGAATCAAGTATTAATTCAATAGGAAGAGCAAAATCAAGAGGGATGGAATATTCTTCTGGTACTGCTACAAATAATATATTTTCAAGAAATACTATAACTAGTGCTGTTTATAAACATTATCTATTTGATATAGAAATGTTTGCTCATTTAAATATTTTAGAAGCAACATCATTTACAACTGGAGAAACAATAACAGGTGGTACTTCAGGTGCTACTGGTGTACTTCAAGCAATTTCTACAGCAGAAACAGTTACTATTAATAATATAACTCTAGCAAATCCTGGTGAAGTTCAAATTGCTAGTACACATAATTTACAAGATGGACAACAAATTACTATTGCAGGTGTAACTGGTTTAGCAATTGATTCAGTTGTAACTGCTGGTGGAACATTTACAGTTAGAGATAAAGATAGTGCAAATTGGAAATTATATCAAGCAGATGGAACAACTCCTGCTAATGTAACCACTCCAGGTGCAGGTGGTACGGCAACTCACGGAGTTGTAGTACTTTCAAATGTACAAGGTGATTTCGTTGCAGGTGAAACAATCACAGGTGGAACATCAAGTAATACAGGAACTATACAAGCAGATACAATAGGAAGAAAAGGAGTAAGAAATTTTGGTCCAAGTGATGTTAAACAAATTGGAATGGCAGGTTCTCCAACCTATACTTCAGATATATCAACAACAGATATTTCATTAACTGGAACAGTATCTAATACTAGTGGTGCATATTCATTTACAGGATTTGGTACAAGATTTACAGATGAATTAAAAATTGGTGATAAAATTACAATTACAACAGATACTAATTTACAAGAAACAAAAGTTGTAAAATATATTGTTAGTGATACACTTCTTTATACAATAGACGCTTCTGGTGCAAACGTAACTAAATCATCTATTACTAGAGGACGTGGTGTAATAAATGACGCAAACAAAAATATTTCTATATTTGAAATGCCAAATGAAACTGTTAAGACTTTAAAAACGCAAGTTAATTCAGGAATTACAGATACAAACTTTTCTATACGAAGAGGATTTACAGGAACTTTAGGATCAAATGGTGATATAACAATTACAGCAGGAACAAATGAAACAATTAGTGGATTACTAGAAAAAGATTTTACTGTTTCTATTATGGCTATGGGCGCAGGTGTAGGAGGAGAAGTTGGTGCCGTATTAAGTTTAAGTGGTACTAACCATTTAGCAGGAACAATATTTTCATTAGGTGGTTCTCCAACTGGTAAAACTTTAACATTAAATTTTGGTACTGATTATGCAGGACATAAAGTAAAAATTTTAGCAACAATTAATAGAGCAGTTGCAGGTTCTAAATCTAAAACTTTAAATTCTTCGCAAACAGTACAAATTGCTACACAAGCAACTATTGAATCTGGTGTATGTGGATTAGGTAGAGCAGATGTTTATACCGTAGACTCTATTAAAATGGCTGCTGACTTTAGTACAAATGCAGTTGCAGGCGATACAGATATTACAAATAGATTTAATGTAGATTCAGGACAAAGAGATAACTTCTATGATATTGGAAGAATTAAATTAAAAAATGGTGCATTAACACCTACAGGAAGATTATTAGTTACATTTAGTTATTTCTCACACGGTTCAGGAGATTACTTTGATGTAGACTCTTATTCAGGTGTTGTAGATTACGCAGATATACCAAGTTATTCTTCTGATACAACAGGAAAGAAATTTGAATTAAGAGATTGTTTAGATTTTAGACCAAGAGTAGATGACGCTTCAACAATAGATAGTGGTAATGCTGACCGTTATTATAGTGGTACAGGTGCTTCTATAGTTGATGTAGTTAAATTTGGAACAGATATTACTTCTGATTTTGAATACTACTTACCAAGAATAGATAAAGTTTATTTAGATAAAGAAGGAAATTTTAAAGTTGCTAATGGCGCAAGTGCTTTAATACCGCAAGTTCCAAAATCTTTAGATGGTGCAATGCTATTATATACTTTAGAAATGCCATCTTATGTTTTAGATTTAGACGATATTAAAATTACAAAAACTGATAACAAAAGATATACAATGAGAGATATTGGTAATTTAGAAAATAGAATTGAGAGTATGGAATATTATACTCAATTATCATTGTTAGAAACACAAGCACAAAATTTACAAATACAAGACGCAAATGGTTTTGATAGATTTAAAAATGGAATTATAGTAGACAACTTTAGTGGTCATAATATAGGTGATGTTGGTAATACAGATTACAAAGCATCCATTGATATGGCGCAAGGTCAATTAAGACCTATGTTTAATGAGGACGCAGTACAATTAATAGAAGCAGATGATGATGGTACTACTATTCAAGCGTCTGATAGAACAGATGGTAGTTATCAAAAAACTGGAGATTGTTTAACATTACCTTATACTGAAACTGCTTTAATAACACAACCTTTCGCAAGTAAGAGTGTCAATGTAAATCCATTTGATGTATTTACTTGGTCAGGTGCAATAGAATTAACTCCACCTTCAGACGAGTGGAAAGAAACTGAAAGAAGACCCGAGTTAGTTATCAATAATGTGGGAGGTTTTGATACGTTAGTTTCTGGAATTCCAAACAATGGTTTAGAAGGTGTTGAAATTGGAACTGTATGGAATGATTGGCAAGATTTCTGGTCAGGTGCGACTAGAGATGTTTCAAGTAGACAAGTTGGCGGCGGAAGAAGTGGAAGAAGAGTATTTGCTGTTGATGAAATACAAACTGAACAAACAGTCCAACAAACAAGAACAGGATTAAGACAAAGATTAGTTCCTCAAGTAGTAAGAAATTCAATAGGCGACAGAATTGTTAATGTTGCTTTTGTACCATTTGTTAGAAGTAGAACAATAACATTTAATGGAACAAGGATGAAACCAAATACAAGAGTTTATCCTTACTTTGATAACATTGCAATATCAACTTATTGTACACCAAATGGTGGTTCATTAGGAGGTAATATTGTAACAGACGCTAATGGTGCGTGTTCAGGTACTTTTGCAATTCCTGATCCAACTGTTGAGGCAAATCCAAGATGGCGTACTGGTCAAAGAGTATTCAGATTAACAAGTTCAGTTACAAATGATACAAGTACAGATGTAGAAACTTCAGGAGAAGCAGATTATATCGCAAGAGGAATTTTAGAAACTGTACAGAATACAATTATATCAACAAGAGAACCTAGACTTGAAAGACAAGCTACAAATGAAAACAGAAGTATTACAAGGTCATCTACAAGACGAAGTGAAAGAACGGTTGGTTGGGTTGACCCATTAGCACAAACATTTATGATTGATGATGTTGGTGGTGTATTCTTAACTTCTGTTGATTTATATTTTGGTACTAAAGATAATAATATTCCAATTACAGTTCAAATAAGAGAAGTTGTAAATGGATATCCTGGATCAATAATTGTACCATTTAGTGAAACAACATTAAATCCAAGTTCAGTTAATATAAGTGCTGATGGAACAGTAGCAACTAAATTTACTTTTTCTGGACCTGTATATGTACAAGAAAATGTTGAGTATTGTTTTGTTGTACTTGCAAACTCAAATGAATATACTGCTTATGTTGGAAGATTAGGCGAAACAGTATTAGGTTCTGATAGAACAATATCACAACAACCATATGCTGGTGTTATGTTTAAATCTCAAAACGGTTCAACTTGGACTGCTGAACAAAATGAAGATATTAAATTTATAATGAATAGAGCAGAATTTTCAAATGTAGTTGGTAGAATTACACTTTGCAATGAATCATTACCAGCAAGAAAATTAAGAAACAATCCAATTAGAACAACGCAAGGTTCAGATGTAGTTAGAGTTTATCATCCAAATCACGGAATGCATAGTGTATCAAACAATGTAACTATATCTGGAGTTCCTTCAGGAACATACAACGGATTGGCACATAGTTCTATTAACGGAACATATACGACTATATCAAACATAACTTTAGATAGTTATGATGTACAAATACCAGGTTCTACAAACGCAAATACTTCAGGAGATATTGGAAGTAATGCTGTTTATGGTTCACAAAATAGATTGTATGATGTTATGAATTTAAATTTATCAACAATGAGTGTACCAGGTACAAGTATATCTTATAAATTAAGACCTACTACTGGACAATCAATGCACGGTTCAGAATCAGAATTTACTACAGTATCAGTTGCAAACGCTGGTTCAGTAATTGCAAATGATAATATCTATTGTACTTCACCTAAAATGGTTGCAAGTCAAATAAATGAAACAAATGAAATGAACGGTTTAAAATCTTTGTATGTAAATGTAGAAATGTCAAGTTCAAATACTAAACTATCACCACTTATAGATTTACAAAGAGTTAGTGCATACACAATACAAAACAGATTAAATAGTCCAACAACAGGTAATACACCAGACTTTGTTGCTGATACTACTCCAACTGGAACATCAACAGCAGCGGTGTACTTAACTAGACCAATAGTTTTAGAAAATAATTCTACTTCTCTTGATATAAGACTATCAGCAAATGTTCGTTCAAGTTCACAAATTAGACTTTACTATAGAACATCTGGAGGTGCAGAAACTAGAAAAATTGAAGATATAAATTGGTTGCCATTTAATTCAGATGGTAGCGAAGATATTACAATTGCTCCTGCAGAAGATGATTTAACATTTAGAGAATACAAATATTCAGCAAGTGACTTAAATGATTTCACTTCATTTCAAATTAAAATTGCAATGAAAGGAACTATATCATCTTATCCACCAATCTGTAAAGATATGAGAGGAATTGCATTGGCAATATAAAAAAATGGCAAATGGAATATTGAAAGTTGAAGGACACGAAGATTTAATTAGAGATGTTAAAACTAATGCAATAATTAGAACAAGTAATGAATATGCTGTTTATATGAAAAGAACAAGAGATAGAGAAGAGAACGCAGACAGATTAAGAGGTATGTGTTCCGAGATAAATAATTTAAAGAAAGAATTAAGAGAAATAAAAGATTTAATTAAGAAGGTTGTAAAGTAAAATGGCAGTAAGACAAATATTACCAGAACAAACGTTAGAAACTTTAAGAACGGAGTTTAACGCATTAGCGAAGGATGATTTCGGCGATATAGCTACGTTAGACGCCACAATGTCAGCAACTAACGTTATTGGTGCTGTTAATGAATTAGCTGGACAAATATTTTCTGCTGCTGGTTGGAAGATGGAAGACTCTACTTCAACAACACAAACAGTTGGTGCAGGTCAAACAGGTAGATTTCTTGGAACATCAAACCAAATAAATGCTGTTGTATCTGTTCCAGATACATTAACAATGTCATTAACAGATGATGTAACTATTACAACTTCTATATCATCTCCAACTGTTAATGCAGGTAATTTAACTTTATCAAGTGGTTATATTACAGACTCAAGTGGTACTATAAATTTTGATAATGAAAATATAACAACAACTAATGAAGTATCTGCTGGTTCAATGTCTGCTGGAACACTTACAGGTACAGGCACAACTCATACATTAGGAACAGTTCAAATTTCAGGTAATACTATTAATTCAACTGATTCAACTGAATTAATTATTAATGATAGCTTACGAGTTTTAGGTAATGTACTAGCAAATACTTTTATTCCTTTATCAGGAGACCAAATTACTATAAATTCTAATTTAGAAATAGGTCAAAATAAAAGTATCTTCTTTGAAGGTGCAACAAACGATAGTTTTGAAACTGAATTAACTGTTGAAGATCCAACAACTGATAAAATAATCACACTTCCTAACGCAACAGGTACAGTTCTATTAGAAAATAAAACAGGATGGGCAACTGGTAGTATTTTTACATTGTCATCATCTTTAGTAATATACAATTCAGCAGGGGTAGCGCAAAAGACGATTGTTGGTAGTGCTACATAGGAGATTAAATTATGGCTATACGAGCTCCTTTATATTATAGCGCAGGCAATTTGAGAGAAATGACTTCTCCTGAAGTTGATGAAATAATTACACAAACAATCTATCAATATTCATTAGCACCATCTGTTGCATTATCAGTAGTTAGTTCTGGTGGTAATGTTGGATCAATAACAGATACAAGACAAGCGGCGGGTGTCCATTCAACAGACGCTTCAGCTTTTCCTAATGAGGCAACAACAGCAGAACCTACAACGGTAACTGTTACCTACGATAAAATACAATCAACAACAAACTCTGGTTCAGCTCCAACTGATTCAGGAAAAACTTGGCCTTGTTATAGAACAGCGACTAATAATATTCAAGCAATGTCATTGGAAGATGTTAAAGATACTTTTCTTCATCCTGCAATAGATAAATTAGTGGCGGCGACTTTAACAACTGAACAAGGTGGAACATATCATATTAACACTTCAAATAATGTTGCAGGTTCTACTTTAGTTAATGGAACACCAATTTTTGTAAATACTCAAGCAGATACAACTGCTTATGACCCTACAACAATTGGAGACCACGCATTGGATAATCCTACAACAATTCAAAATTATTATTTACATCAAATAGATGGTGCTAATCAATCTACAAAAACACCACTTTATGTTACCGCTGGAAATGATTTAAGAGAATATGTAACAGCAGATTTTAATACTTTAATAGGCAATGCAATTAAATATACAGCAGCTGCTTCAGCAGATGGTTTTAGAATAACTTATAGTTATATATCAGGAACAAATAGAGGTTCTGGTATGGCAGATACAATATTGACAGGTTCAGGAGATTATCAAACTCGTCAAGTGGATGCTGATGATTATAGAGCGCAAGAGTTTCCAAATGGTACAGCTTCAACATCAAATACTTGGTATTTGAAAATAAATAAAAGTTAAACAATGAGATTTTATTATGAAAATATTATTAACTGGTTCTGATGGATTTATAGGAAAAAATCTAAAGACATATCTACAAATAAAAAGACATACTATTATTGAGATAGACCGTAATAGTGGTAATGATTTACTAACTTGTAATTTAAAATATGATGTTGATTGGGTAATACATTTAGCAGGACTATCTGGTGTTAGAGATAGTTTTAAAAATCCTACAGACTATTGGAAACATAACGTTATCGCAAGTCAAAGAGTATTTGACCATTTCAAAGACACAAAAATTTTATACGCAAGTTCAAGTACTGCATACGAACCCTGGAGAAATCCATATGCAATGAGTAAGTATTCTATGGAACAAATTGCACCAAAAAAATCTGTTGGTTTGAGATTTACTACAGTCTATGGTCAAGGTGCTAGAGATACTATGTTGATACCTAGAATATTGAGAAATGATGTACCATATGTTAATACAAACCATTGGAGAGATTTTATTCACGTAGACGATATATGCTCAGCGATAAATACTTTAATATCTTCAACTGAAAGAGTAATACCATTTGGAGATATTATAGATATTGGTGCTGGAGAATTACATAAGCTAACTGATATACTACAATACTTTAAGATTGATACTAAAGAACAATTAGCAGATGAATCTGAAAGAATATTGAATAAAGCAGATATAGGATTTTTAAAATCTTTAGGTTGGAATCCTGAAGTGAATTTAAAAACATATATAACAAAGAACAGGAGAACAAATTAATGATAACTAAAGAAAATTACATTACAGCAAGTTTTATAGATAATGAAAGAAAGAATATTGAAGTTTTATTAAGAGATGAAAAAAATGAAAAAGTTATTTCACATATAGTTGAATATGATGAGAAATATCCAGTTTGTCAAGAGTTATTAAAGATTATTACTTTAGATGACCTTCACGAAAATACATATCAGAAAAAGCAAAAAGAAAAAAAGGCAGTTGAAGAAATGGTAGTGAGGATTGCTAAAAGAGATGGATTAGTATTTGATGAACATAGATTAGATACAAAATTCTATCCTACTATTGTTAAAGCAATGTTTGAAGAAACAGAAAATGAAGACCATTTATTTGCTTTGAAACTTGCATTGTTTGAATTAAAACAAATTAGAGATTCAAAAGATATTGAAGTTAAAAAGAAATTAAGACAAGCTAAAAATAAAATTGAGTTATTAAAGATTGCTATAGATTTAATGAGTTAATATGATATTGAATATAGTATGTACAGGTAAACCTGGTGATGGATTATTACGTTATAGTTATGAACATTGTTGTTATCTCAATTCAGTAGGTATTGAAAGTCAATGTGTAATAATACCCAATCCTAAACACCCAAAAGAAGATTATATAAAAGCAATTAAAGACCAATATAAGACTTATGAAAATATTGTCTTTGACTATTACACACCATCTACAGATGAATTAACTTTAGTACTAGGTAGAAGTATGATAACTTTACCATACCTAGATAAACACAAATATACTAAAGAACAATTATTAACTTTACATTTATTATTCAATAATAATGTAATAGCACTTTATTCAGAAAATCATCCTGAAGAATATCCTTTAGCATTAAGATATTTTAAAACTAAAAAGGTTTGGAACTTATGCGACCACGAAGTCTATCAAAATGGTGTAGGTAAACAATATGAGAAGATAATTAACTTTGATGTATATAAACCTGTGAAAGATGATATACAATATAAACATTTATTTTTAGGAACAAATGAAATATATTATAAAGAAATTGAAAAAGTAATTAAAAAGTATCCAGACCACGGTATTATAACATATAACGAGAAGTGGATTAATCGTAATTCAAATAATCTATTTGCGCCTATATCTAATATATTAGGTAAATTTGAAACATATGTCTATACAAAACCAAACTTTGATCCTGCACCTAGACTTTTTGTAGAATTTAGATGGTTAGGTAAAAAAGTAGAGTATTTAAGAGATAAGAATATAAAAGATGGTGGTATGGTATACTGGAACAGACCTGTACCCACAAAGCAGATATATTCTGACAACATAAATATTCTTATTGATTTAATAAAGAAAATAAGAGTACTTATTGAAAAGTATGGAAATGTGAATATAGTAAGACGTAAAAGAAAAAGTATGTTAGGTGTTATTGAAGAGGTGCAAAGAAAATATTTACCAGCTATGAAAAAGGGTTGGGACGATAATATCTTACCACAGACTTCTAACTTATATTATAAAAGAGGTTGGGATAAGAATCCAAAATTTCCTAAAGGTCAACAAGAAATAGAGTTATCTAAATTATGGATAGATAAATCTATACAAGCAGAAATAAATGTTGATACAGTAGATAGAATTATAAAGAATTTTAATCCTAGTAAATGTTTACCAATTGAATGTATTAAATCAAAACATAAATCGTCAAGAACATCTATAGATGTTCCTGAAGACAAGTATTATGTAATTGATGGAAGACATAGAGTTATAGTTTTTGGAATATTAGGTATTACTAAAATACAAACTATAGTTCAAGATGAAAGACTTATTGAAGATTATTATAGAGAAAATAATCCGATTTTAGTTGACGCTGAAACAAGAATATGAGAAAAATATTATTAACTGGTGGTTGTAGTTATACAGATAAAGATTGGTGTAGTGATTTTCACGATATAGGTCCTAACGCTTGGCCTTTCTGGCCCGAGATACTAGGAAAAAAATTAGATATGGAAGTTATTAATCTTGCTCATAGTGGAGCAGGTAACGAATATATTTACTATAGTCTATTGGACAAAATAGCGACTATTGATAATATAGGATTGGTAATACCTGCTTGGTCTGTATGTCAAAGGCGAGATTGGAAAATAAAAGGAAAGTGGTTTAATAATACCCAAGTTTGTAATACAGGTAAATTAGCAGTTGGTTTTTTTGGTTATGGTTCAAATGATATGTTTGGTTTTTTGGATAAAAGTATTGGATATTATTATAGTCTTCAAGAGATATGTAAATCTAAAAAGATACCTTTAAAACAAGTTCAAATGCTTCATATATTTCACGGTTGGTGGTACAATCCAGCTACACAAAAACAGGACGCCGTGGAAATGGATAATAGTAGATTTTTACAACATATTAATAATAATATTTATTGTGATAAGATAGATAAAAATTTTATAGGTTGGCCTGGCGATCCAGGTATAGGTGGGTTTAGTATAAAGAGTGATGTATTAGGATATGGTAAATATGAAGTTTCAAAAAAAGATACTCATCCTACTGCAAAAGGACAAGAAAAAATAGCGGAGTTTATATATGACAGGTTGGGATAGAGAATATTTAGCAAACAAAGAAGCATATTTAAAAATCTTTGATAGTGCTATGCAACAAGAACAGGAACAAAATGTAGAGTTCCTTGAAAAGAGTCTTACTAAAATAACAGGTAGAAAGTATGCTGTCGCTTGTAATAGTGGTACAGACGCATTACATTTTGCTTTAATTAGTTTAGGTATTGATTCTAGATATGATGTAATGACAACTCAATTTTCTTGGATAGCAACAGCGTCTTGTATATCTATGGTAGGTGCAAGACCTGTGTTTTGTGAACCTAATATTTTAACTTATCATATGGATTTAGATAGTATTAAAAGAGAGTGGACGCCGAGAGTAAAAGCGATAGTGTATCCACATTTATTTGGTAGTATGTCTGATACAAAAGAGATATTAGATTTTTGTAAAGAAAAGAATATTGCATTTATAGAAGACGCCGCTCAGTCATTAGGTGCTAGTTTAAATGATGTTAAAGCAGGTTCAATAGGAGATGTTAGTTGTTTAAGTTTCAACGCAAATAAAGTTGTAGCTGGTATAGCAGGTGGTGGGGCAATCTTAACAGATGATAAAGACAAAGCAGAATTGTTTAGAAAGTTAAGAAGACACGGCAACAATGAAGTGTTAGGTCGTAACTCAAAAATGTTAATGCTTAATGCTTGTTTTATTAACTTTAGATTAAAGAAGATGAACGAATGGATATCTAAAAGACAAGAGATAGCAAAACAATATGATGAACAATTAAAAGATTATGTAACAGTACAACCTACAACAAATGGTCTTAACCATAACTATCACAAATATGTTATTAGATTACAGAATAAAAAAGTAAGAGATATGGTTAAAGATAGACTTGGTGCGAAAGTGCATTATGATAAACCTTTGTCTGAAAGTCCTATGTATCAAAACATTAATCATAGAAAAGATAAACAGTATATTAGTAAAATTATTTGTGATACTATATTGACTTTACCTATACACCCTTATATGAAACAAGAGGAGATTGATGAAGTTATTAATACAATTTTAATTTTATTAGGACACGAAGAGAATAAGTTTGTAAAAAATATGAAAAGAGTATTAGGTGATGATTTATTTGACGCAAGTTTAGTCAACGAAACAACTGAACCTATTTACGATTATATTGTAGAGAAGACCTATCAAACACCAGGGTATATTGAAGAAGTTGAGTTTAAGAATAAAAGAAAGTTGAAGATAGCATTTAATAAGTTTTATGAAAACATCACGAGATAGATTTTTCTTTAAAAATAAAAGACTTAATATTGAAGGTACGCCTAGATGTACATTGGAATGCTCTATGTGTAAGAGAACAACATATATGTTTTTACATAAGACTAAAGTTGTCCCAGGTAACGATTTAACACCAGATGGATTAAAAAAAATATTAAAATATTGGAATGGTGATATAACTTTTAGTGGACAACTTTCTGACCCTATTTTTAATAAATATTTTATTGAATTATTAAAAATATGTAAAATATTCTCTTTAAACGGAAAAAAATTTAGAACTAGAGTTAATACAGCTGCTACAGGAAGAAAAGAAGATTGGTATGAAAAAGCATTTTTAGCAAATCCAGAAGCTATTTGGACTTTTGGTATTGATGGACCCCCACACTTGAGTCATAATTATCGTGTAAATCAAAATGGTGAATTTTTATTTAAGATGATGTTGATGGCAAGGTTAATGGGAGTTGAAGCAATTTGGCAATATATTATCTTTGATTATAATAAAAAATATATGGATGAGTGCAAACAATTGGCGAAAAAATATAGTATAGAAATGATTTTTATAAAGACACGAAGAGATGAAGATGAAATAGAATATTTACAAAATGCTCAAAGAAATAAGAGGGATAGATTTAAACCACCTAAAATAAAGCGTGAAGATGAGTAAATTTTGTCCTAAATGTATATACAAAGACCAAGAAGTAACTCTTTCTTGTAATGGATTTTTTACTCCTTGTTGTTGGGTAGATGATGAATTATATAGAGACCAAGATTGGATTAAAACTTTGTTTAAAGAACATTTAAAATTAGAAAATAATGAAAATGTTGAAGATATTTTTAAGAGTAAAGAGTGGACTGATTTTTATAATATGTTAAAAAATAAACCAGAACAAGCGCCACCTGTATGTAAGAAATTTTGTGGTAGTGATTGGAATAAGGATTCTAAAAAAATAAGAATAGTAAACGGAACTAAAGTTATAGAAACACATTAATATGAAAACCTTACAAGAAATACAGAATAATTATTTGGCGGTAGACTTCTTTCTATCAATGTCTTGCAATAAAGACTGCCATTATTGTACAAGTTATACTTTAGAAATGAGAAACTTGACAGTAGATATGGTCTTTTTGAAAAGCACTTTAGAGAAATTTAAAAACTATAAGATGAGAATATGTTTACTTGGTGGTGAACCTGGACTAATTAAAAATTTAGATAAAGTTATTGCAGAAATTAAAAAGTATCCTAATTTTATTTGTTCAGTATTATCAAACTCGTTTGTTAGAAAGAGATATCCTAAAGTATTAAAAGATAAAGAAATACTGTATGTTGAACACAATATATTAGACTTTTATGAGGATGAAGTAAAGATGTTAGGTAACTTTGATTTTGTACCTGAAAATGATATGAATAATTATAATGTAGTTGTAAAGACACCAAACTATTTTAAATACAAAGACAATCATAAAGAAGTAATAGAAAAGTTAAATCATAAGAATACTATGTGGAAAGCATTTAATGGTAGGTCACCAGAATTTACAGATGTTATACAAGCAGATGAAATAGATAGAAAATTGTGTGCTTCTTTTCCAATGGTGCCTGTAATAAATTTTGAAACAAAAACTATAGTACATTGTAGTAAAAAGTTTGCTAATAATAAAGAGTTATCAAAAGAGTGGGACATTACACAGGAGAACGTTGATAAGATGATGAACTTTAGATTATTTAAATATGAAAACTATTGTAAGACTTGTACTGAATTTGTTCCACCAAAAGGACATTTTCCTATGAGAAAATATGCGAAGGTATTAAATGACTAAAATATTTGCAGTTGCATTAAATCTACACGACCATAATACTTATGATGGTGTCTTTCATAATCAAAGAGAAAGATATACTAGATTTAAACATAATCTACCATTAAAGGTAGACTCTTATGCTCATCAAGAACAATTAGAAACAGGTGACTATAAATTAAATAATGAATTTGTTAAAGAGTATTTTAAAAAACCAAAAGATGGTATATTAAGTTTTTCAATGACAGTTGGTGGTATTAGAATGTGTAAAGATATATTACCTAAAGAAGTATTAGATTTTAAACCTAAAAAGTTATGGGATCATTATTACAAAGATGATATTTACTTTATAGACCATCATCAATCTCACGCTACTTATGCGTTTATCAATTCTGGTTATGAACAATCAGATATAGTTGCTATTGATGGTATAGGTTATAAACATAGATGTATATTTGTTGATAAAGATTATAATATTAAAGACTTGTCAAAAGAATTACCTATAGGTTGGTTGTGGAATCAAATGTCAAAACGAACTGGATTTGGTTCGTTAGGTGCAAGTAAATTAATGGGGTTAGTTGGTTATGGAAGATTTAGTTCATATTATTATAATGTATTTGAAACAATACTTGATGATGTTATAAAAGAAAAAAATTATAAAACTCACGAATTAATTAATGTAGAAGAATATGGTGTACCAGATTTGGCATTTACATTACAAAAATTTACAAATGATAAAATTAAAGAACATATCTATCCACTTAAATCTTGCGACAATCTTTGTTTAGCAGGAGGAGTTATATATAACGGATATTTAAATGAAGAATTTACAAAGCATTATAAAAATGTTTATATACCACCTGCTGTGGGAGATGAAGGACAGGCATTAGGTAATTATCAACACGCTGATTATGTATT